TCAAGCTCGCCGATGCGCCCCGGCCGGATGTCCGCCTTGAGCACCAGGGACACGCGCGTGCCGAACGGCGCCACGGCCTCGGTCGCCGCCTTGACCACCGCCATCACCTCGTCCCACTCCCCCTCGTGAGTGGCACATGAGTAGTTAGTCACCTCTCGGTCCCCTTCTTGGGCGCACACCCCATCTAGGAGGCCCCATGAAGATCGTTGGCTACGTCCGTCTCTCCCGTGCGTCGCGCGAGGAGTCCACCTCGATAGTCCGACAGCGCGAGGTGATCGCCAAGCACTGTGAGCTCCGCGGCCTGGAGCTCGTCGAGATCGTCGAGGACGACAACACCTCGGCGACGAAGACCCGACTCGACCGCCCCGGCCTGACGCGCGTCCGCCAGCTCGTCCGCGACGGGGACGCCGACGCCGTCATGGTGTGGCGCCTCGACCGGCTCGTCCGCTCCGTCGTCGACGTCGGGGTCCTCCTCGACGAGGGGCTTCAGATCATCAGCGCGACCGAGAGCCTTGACACGACCTCCCCAATGGGGCGCGCAATGGTCGAAATCCTCCAGGTGTTCGCCAGCATGGAGGCGAAGACGACCGGGCTCCGCGTCGCCGCCTCACAGGAGCACCTCCGCCAGGTCGGCCGCTTTCCCGGCGGCGTCGTGCCCTACGGCTACCGCGCCGTCCCGCACCCGTCCGGCGTGGGGCGCGCTCTGGAGCCGCACCCCGAGGAGGCCGCCGTCGTCCGCCGTGTCGCCGACGAGGTGCTCGCGGGCTCGTCGGTCTACGCCGCGTGCGTCCGTCTGAACGCCGCCGAAGTGAAGCCGCGACGGGCGGCGGAGTGGGGCTCGACGGCGCTTCAGCGGGTTCTCCGCTCCGACGCCGTCCTCGGCCGCGTACGGACCGGCAGCGTCCGCGCCCCGCACCCAGCGACGGGCAAGCCACACATCGTGAAGCCCGCCGAGCTAATCCGGGACGAGAACGGCCTCCCCGTCGTCTTCTGGGAGCCGATCCTCCCCGTCGAGGACGTCGAGCGCCTCCGCGCCCTGACGGACTGGACGCCCACGCCCGGCCGGGCCGAGGCCACGCAGCGGGGGCGGCGCAAGAAGGCCGCGCGCCTCCTGTCCGGGATGATCTCGTGCCCGGGGTGTGGCGGCAACCTCGTGCGGAAGAACCGGCGCAGCACGACAGGCCACGACATTTACGCCTGCCACGCGGCGGGACAGGGTCGGGACTGCCCTCGCGGCGTCGCGGTCGAGTGCCACCGCGTCGAGGAGGAGGTCGAGCGGCAGTTCCTCGCGATCGTCGGGCACTACCTCGTCGTCGAGCAGCGCGTGACCGTCCGCGACGTTCCCGGCCTGGCAGCGGTCGACGAGGCTCTCCGAGACACGACGGCCGCCCTCAGCCGCCCCGGGGCAGACCTGCCCCCGCTCATGGAACGGCTCCAGCGGCTCCACGCGGAGCGCGCACGCCTCGACGCGACCCCTGCCGCCCCGAGCGTCGAGCTCGTCGAGACTGGCGAGACCTTCGCTGACACCTGGCGTCGGCGCGACATGCTCGGCCGCCGCGAGCTTTTGATCGCCAGCGGCGCCGAGGTCGAGATCGCCCCGGCGCGGCAGCGCGGCAAGTGGGACCCGTCGCGCGTCACGCTGACGTTGACCGCCGGGTAGGACGCCGCCGGCGCCGTTTACACGCCTCGAAGAGCCCTTCTCCACGCCGGAGAGGGGCTCTTCGGCGTCTCCAGGTGTGACGTTGTGACGGTTCTTACGTCACTCCCCGTTAGTGCTATAGACGACTCCTCTCTATAGAGAGAACTAGAGGGGTCACCACTTCCGCCACTTCGCCACGCGAAGACCACTCCCCTCTTTTCTGAGCAGCTTCAGCCCTCCCGGTCCCCTTCTCATTTGTCCCCGACAGATCGAGAACGGAGCCCCGCCTATTGGCTGACCTGACCATTTCCCAGCACCGGGCAGCAGCGCTCGCCGCCCTCACGCGAGGCGAGCAGCACGCCGCCTCCAGCCCCAACCGACTCGGCTTCCTCATGGAGGCGCAGGTGCACGCGACGCTCGCGCTGTCCGCCCCTGCCGCTCCCGTCGCCGAGCTCGCCTCCGCCCCGGCCCCTGAGCCGACCCCCGCCGAGGAGGCGCCCGCCTCCGAGCCGACCCCGAAGCCCGCCACGCGCCGACCCCGCCGCGTGACGCCCACCCCGAAAGAGACTTCCGCCGCATGATCCCCACCGACACCGACACCGCCCCCGACTTCGCCGCCCTCTCCGAGGAGCTCGTCGAGTCCGGCCAGACCATGACCGTGACCCGCATCGACGGAAAGCACGCCGTCGGCACGCTGGCCCCGCACCCGACGGAGCCGGGCGTCTACAAGGTCGTCACCGGCCGTCGTGGACGCCCCTTCACGTTCCACCCGGACGACGTCGACAGCATCGTCACCGAGTGAGCACGGCGGCCAGCCCCGACTACCTACGGGGCTTCTCCTCGGGCGTCGAGGCGGCCGAGTGCGCCGTCGGCGAGGCCCTGGACCGGGCAGCCGAGGCCGCTCAGGACCCCGGGCGGCGGATCGACGTAGTCGAGGACGAGCTCGATCGCCTCCGCATCGAGCTCGGCCTCCGCCACCCCTACGGCGCACACCACGACCCGCCCGGGCTCGCCTCGCGACTGCCCGAGTGACCCCGAGGGGCGCCGCCGTTCCACCCGGCGCGCGCCCCTCCCCTCTCTTCTCTGCTCCACCCCTGGAAAGGACTCCTCCGCAATGTCCCCCACCTCGAAGACCTTCAGCCTGTCCGCCCACGCCGAGACCTTCGCGTCGACGTACGCCCACGCCCGCCGGACCGGCGCCGACCGCCCGCTCGCGCAGCGCTTCGGCCTCGCGGACGTGCTCGGCGAGGTCGAGACGATCACCGCCGACCGTGTGGCCGTCGCCGTCGGCAAGGCCCGCGACGAGCTGGCCCGCGAGCACCGCGCCGAGCTCGCCCGCGTCCGTGCCGAGCACGCCTCGGAGCTCCTCCGCGCAGCCGCCGAGGGCGACCGGGACCGCCGGGCGGCCGAGACAGGCTCCCGCTTCACCGTCGGCCAGTCGCTCAGCCTCGACGAGCTGAAGGCCCTCCCCGTCGGCGCCAAGATCCGCGCAGCGGGCAGCCTGAGCGAGTTCTACCGTCGCCCCGCTGGACCTCGCATGGCGTCGGGCGAGGTCGGTCTCTTCTCACGCCGCCCCGCTGCCGACGTCGGCCAGCTCTGGGCCGAGACCGTCTCCAGCTACGGACGTGCGACCCTTCTCTCGCTCCCCGGTGCCCCTGCCACCCCGGCGCCCGCGGCCCCTCGCGTCGGCGACGTCCTGACGGAGGCGCAGCTCGACGCCCTGCCCGTCGGCGCGCAGGTCCGCGACCGTGACGGCGACTACTCGCGGAAGACGAGCCCCCGCGGCCTGACTGCCTGGTACCGCGGCGGGCCGTCGCCCGTCTCGCGCTACGTGTCGGGCTACCTGCCGTCGCGCCTCGTCGCCGCCTACGCCCCCGTCACCCTCGCCCGCCTCCCGTGAGCGACGAGCCGACCCGCTTCGAGGTCCTCCCGGCCGCCGCGCACGACGGGAAGCTCGCTTTCGTCCTTCGGGACACGGAGGCGCGCCGGGAGACCCCCTTCCTCTCCCTGGAGGCCACGCGAGCGGCGGCCGAGCTGATCGCGTCCGGCGCGATCCGCGCGGACTCCTATCTCGGCTGGAGCCTCGACGGCCCGAAGAACCTCGCCTTCCCCTACTCGATCCTCGACGTCCCGACCCCCCTCCCGACCCGAAAGGCCAGAGCATGACCCTGACCCCGAACCTGTACCAGCGCGCCGTCCTCTTCGGCCTCCAGCGCACCGGCCGCCACGTCTACGCCGGGACCGTCACCCCGGCGGAGAAGTTCCGGCGCCGCAAGTCGTCGAAGGCCGCGCGCGTGGCCCGACGCGCGAGCCGGAGCTCGAAGTGACGCCCCCGCGCACCGAGCAGCTCTGCAAGCTCGGCCGCGAGCTCTCGGACGAGTTCCGCCTCCGCGTCGTCTTCCCCGTCATTGACTTCGTGAAGTGGCTCGGCGGGCAGCTCGCCGACGTGGTCCGCGCCCTGGCGCAGCACGTCCGTGCGCTCGCCGACGAGCTCCAGCCCGTCCCGGCCCCGCCCCGCTTCCTGGAGTACGCCGTGGCGCTCGGGACCTTCGTCCTGCACGACCGGCTCACTGGTCGCGCGTTCGTCTTCGACGCTGGCGAGCTGGAGGACGTCGCGGGCACGCTGAAGCTCTACCCCTCGGCGTACGTCGACAGCGCCGAGGCGCACCGCTACCTCGACGTCCTCACGGCCGAGGCTGCCCGAGTCGTCCTCCCGGAGGTGCGGCTCCCGGGGCACCTGTGACGGTCGCGACGTGCGGCGTCTGCGCGCGCCCGATCGTCCTCGTGCCGCGCTACGAGGGCTCGCGCTGGCAGCACGTCGAGACGGCCGACGGCACGTGCCGCGGACGCAGAGAGGCCCCCGCCCGCATCTAGCGGACGGGGGCCTCTTCCGTTGGATCCAGCGGCTAGGCCAGGAGGTCGACGCCGCGCTCGACGACGACGCTCACCAAAATGAGCACCCCCAGCACGGCGCGCGATGCTCGGACACACGCGTAGAACCTGCCTCGGCGCATTCCAGCGTCGCGCACCGCGGTGCTAGTCTCGATTTGTCGCTTGGTGGAACCAGGATCGTCCAAGATCTTCTTCTTTCAGCTGAGCCGCGAACACCCAAATGCTGTGAGAGGTTGCCGGGTGTAACGCAGACACGAAGCTCCGTAGGCCGGTTGGTCTTCGGAGCTTCGTCATGTTGACCGGGGCTCCGGGAGCAACTTCGACTCTACCGCGAGTGCTCTTCCACGAGCCGGACAACTAGATGCGGCGTTACGGGACGTACCTACCTGGAAAGTGTTGTCCACAGGCTGATCCCCATGAACTCCACGGGTTACGTCGGGTTATCCACAGAATCCACAGGCCCGCCCACAGGGCCGTCCCCAATTTGCGTTAGTTGCAACGCTTTGACATCGGTGAGCATCTTTTAGAGGTGCGGGCGCGCCTCGGCGTGTCGAGCTCTCGTAGCCGGGTGTGCAGCACCTTGCGTCTTTCTCGCCTCACGCGAGGCGGTTAGACTCCTCGCGTGACTGATCGAGAGGACCTCCCCGTGACCACGACCGACCCCGCACCCCTCACGCCTGAGGCCCGGCAAGCGATCCTCGACGCCGAGGTGGCGAAGGCCGTCCGGCACGGCTGGAGCGTACAAAGCGTGAGCCCGGCTCAGGCCGTCCTCTCGCGCACGAAGCGAATCGGCTTTTTCTGGAATCTCGTCCTCTGTGTCGTGACGGGCTTCCTGTGGCTTATTTGGATCGCCTACCGCGCCCTGAACCGTAAGACGCGCACGCTCGTGATCGCCGTCGACGTCTACGGCCGCGTTACCCGCCGCTAGTCCCGACCGGCCCTGTACGAAGACCCCGAGCACTCCTACGCCCGGGGGCTTTCGTGCGCGGAGGTCCTCCGGGCCCGTCTGGTCCTCCAGCGCCTCGACGAGATCCGCGGCGTCTGGCCCGCGCAGGCCGTCGCCTGAGCCCACTGCACCCCGAGCCCCGTAGCCAATTGCTACGGGGCTCCTGTCATTTCTGAGCAGCATCCCCGCTCCCGGTCCCCTCCTCTGTCACACCCCGACAGAGAGAGGACGGCCCCTTGCCCTTCTACACCGACTCGAAGCTCGCGCAGATCGTCGCGACCATGCGCTCCGCCAGCCCGACGGACAACCCCTTCCAGGGCCCGCGGAGCGCCCCACTCCCCGAGGAGTTCACCCCCGACGCCGTCGAGAAGATGGGAGCCGCGAGCGTGCAGATCCTCCACGGACTCGCCGACCTGACGGAGCTCAGCCTCGGCGCCCTCGCCGACAACCGCACGACGGCCGACGACCTCGCCGGGCTCCTGACGGGCCTCGGCCAGGCGATCCGCGAGGCAGCGCACGACGACGCCCGCGGGCTCGACCTGTGAGCGCCTCGGCGACGACCCCGCCCGCTCCTCCGGCAACGACCGTCGCGGCAGGGCTCGGCGGCGGAGGCGGCTTCCGCAGCCCCGAGGAGTACCTCGCGCACCTCCGCTCGATCGGCGAGACCCGCTTCCCCTACGCCGACCAGGACGAGGGCCGGGCCCTCGACGGGGCCGCCGAGCAGCTCGGCCACGCGCTCGCGCACTTCCTCGACACGTTCCGCGCAGCGCACCCCGGCGGCTGGCGCGAGGGCGTCCGCGACGCGGTCTCCCTCCTGGCGAACGCCCCGAAGGGCACCCCGGCGCTGGACGCCGAGCAGCTCGTCGCCCGCTACGCCCGCTCCCTCGCCGTCCTGCCGACGGCCACCGAACCGACCACCCCCACGACCTCCGAGGAGCCCTCCGCATGAGCACGACCGGCACGACGACCACGGCCACCCGCACCGAGTACGGCTTCCGCACCCGCGGCGCTGGCCTCTGGGGCGATCACCGCGACCTCTGGCCCGTCGACGGCAAGGTGCGCCCCTACACAAGTGCGGCCTACCGCGGCCCCGGGTGGACGATGCCCGTCGACGCGACCGACCTCGACGCCATGCATGCCGCGGCGGAGGCATTCACGACGGGCAACTCGCACCGCTACGAGCCCGGCTCGGCCGAGGTGATCTCGCGCGAGGTGCGCGTCGAGACGACCGTCGAGGAGACCCCGGGCGCGGCCGTCGTCGTCCCGGCGCCGGTCGGCCTGCCGACGACCCCGGGCTCGGTCGTCCGCGCCACGGCGTCGAACGGCCGTCGCGGGATCTTCGTCCACAACGACACGTCGGCGGCCTTCCCGTGGACGGGCCGCCCCGGCCCCGCGACCGGCGACCCCTACCGCTACGTGGCCGACTCCTGGGAGGCGTCCCACCTTCGCGACGTCGAGGTCCTCTTCGAGGCCCCGGCAGAGTGAGGCCGACCTACGCCTTCAGCTCCCCCGTCCGCTCGCTCCCGCCCACTCGACCGACCCTCACGACCATGACCCCCCGAGGAGACACCATGACCCCCACGAACGTCGTCACCCCCGCCGAGACGTCGACCGAGTACGGCGTCCGACGCGCTGGCGAACCGCGCGTCGTCTGGCCCGACCGCGACGGCGAGCTGCACCTCGACGGCCTCTTCCGCGCGGCCTACGGCCTGACGGACGGGCAGGTCCAGGGCCTCCGCGACGCAGCGCGACGCGAGGGCGGGCACCTCGTCGAGCGCACGGTCTCGAAGGGGGCCGCCCGCGTCTCCGAGCCGCCCCTCCCCGCGGTCGGCAGCGTGGCCCGTGCCGACGTCGTCTCGCCGATCTACGGTCACCTCGGCCGGACGACCGTCGTCCGTGACAACTCCGAGGCATACCCCTGGTCCGTCGCCGCAGCCGTCCACCGCGGGGCGGGCATCCCGGCGTCCGGCGTAACGAACGTCGAGATCGTCTTCGACGCCGCCGCCTGACCCTCACCCCCACACGCACCCCGAAAGGACACCCCCTATGAAGATCCGCTCGAAGGGCCTCGCCGCCCTCGCCCTCACCGCCGTCGCCGCCCTCGGCCTCACGGCCTGTTCCGACGCCGACGTAGCGAGCCGCGACCTGTCGAAGGCCGCCGACTACTTCGAGATCGACCGCCGCATCGTCTTCTACAACGGCATCACGAATGAGTACATCCTCGAAGTCGAGGGCCGGTGCTCGATCGGCAACGAAGACGAGCCCGGCAAGCTCACGGTGACCTGCAAGACCGGCGAGGACAGCTACAAGAAGCACTTCCTCGGCCTGTCGGACAACGTGACGTACTTCGCCGAGCAGCTCCAGGAGGCCGAGACGGACGTCTACCACTATGACGTCCGGTTCAAGCCCGAGGCGCTGATCCCCGACGTGAGCCTCGAAACGAGCAGGTGACCCCCGAGGAGCGCGTCCGCGACGCGACCCGGGCGCTGGGCTGGGAGGACGACGTCGCCGACTCGGCGGCCCGTGCCCTGGCCCGGCGCCAGGCCTCGGCGGGGAAGGCCTGCGCGAGGTGCGGCCTGCACAAGCCGTTCGGCGCCTTCGGCGTGGACTCGACCCGAGTCGACGGCCGGGAGCCGCGGTGCCGCGCCTGTCGCTCTCGCCCTACCCGCCGACGCCCCGTGTAAACGTCTTTGTCTGCCACGCGCCCGGTCCCCTACTCCTATGCGGAGGAGGAGTGACTCGCTGGCCCTGGACAGACGAGACGCTCACCTCACCCGGTCGGTCCTCTCCGACTCGTCGCGCAGACCCCCACGAGTGGGCGAGCGTGAGGGCCGACCCCCTTTGGTATGTAGCTCAATCGGCAGAGCTCCCGAGTGTTAATCGGGTGGTTGCAGGTTCGATCCCTGCCGTACCAGCCAAGCCTCCCACGCGCGACCCCGTGGGAGGTATCAACGCTCATGTGTGAGCATCGGGTCGCTGAATGCCCCTAGCTCAGTTGGTAGAGCGCCGGTCTCCAAAACCGGAAGTCCTCGGTTCGATCCCGAGGGGGTATGCGCCCCCGTCCTTCCCCCGCACGGTCCGCCCTACGGTCTCGCGAGGACGGGCATCCCCGCACCTGACGCCGACGACCACGCCGGGCGAGTGCGGGTAACCCCGCCGAGTAGAGCTCCCGCTCCTCGGCCCGCCCCGGTCCCGCTCCTCGTGAGCAGGGCCGGGGCTTTGTCTTTCCACCCCCCTCCCCCTCGCGCGAGACCTACCCCCCGCGCCCTGCCGTACCCCGTCCCGAGGAGGTGCCCTCCCTATGGCCTGGACCTCCGACAGCACCAGTGCCCGAGCGGCTCGCCTCCCGAGTGACTGGAGCACCCGCCGCGTCCGTGTCCTCCGGCGTGACGGCTACCGCTGCCAGGCGCGCGACTCGACCGGCGTCCTGTGCGGGCAGCCTGGCAATCAGGTGGACCACGTGCAGCACGGCGACGACCACTCGCTCGCGAACCTTCAGACGTTGTGCCGCTGGCATCACGCACGCAAGAGCAGCGGCGAAGGCGCAGCAGCTCGGCGACCACGAGCAACGCAACGCCGCGCCCCCGAGGCCCACCCCGGCATGGTCCCCTGACCCTCCCGGGGCCCAAGCCGGGAGGGTCAGGGGTGGGCGGGGACCTCCCCCGCGCCCCCCCCTCCCAGCCCGAAGCGGCATAGCGCCTGACAGTGCGTACGGGCATAGAGGTTGCGAACAAAGCGTGAGGCCCGGAAGCCTCCGGCACCGCCTCACGGCCCCCTCGCCCCTTCCCACGCCCTGAGCAAAGCGCAGAGCCTTTGTCAGGCCCGACTCCGGGCGCTTCGCCGCCCTTCGGAGGCCCTTCCCGTGTCATTCCCCGCCCCACTTCAGACCGTGCGCCTGACGCTCGGCCCGGTCCTCTCCGTCGACGGCTCGCCCCGTCCCGGCGAGCTCCTCGTGCTCCGCACGACCGAGACCCTCCGCGTCGCCGGGTCCGGCTCCGTCCTGCCCTCGCAGATCGCGGCCTACACCGACGCGACCGGCACGGCCAGCGTCGAGGTCCTCGCGACCGACTCCGTCGGCGTCGACCGCTCCGGCTGGACCTACCGCCTGACCGCGCCCGGGATCCCTGAGGCCCGGCTCGTCGCCCTCCCGGCCAGCGCCCCCGAGGCCCGCGTCGAGGACCTCGTCCCGACCCGGCCCGCCTCCGGCGAGACCGTGTGGCTCCCCGACGAGCTGATCCGCGACCTCGCGGAGATCGCCTCCGCCGCGGTCCGCGCCGAGGCAGCCGTCGGCGAGGCAGACGCGCACGCCGAGCTCGCCGAGCGCTACGCCGCGGACGCCGTCGGCGCGGCCACGACTGCCGCAGGCGCCGCCAGCACTGCGACGGACGCCGCCCACACCGCGACCAACGCGGCCACGGTCGCCGACAGCGCAGCGACCCGCTCCGCCGCCGTCCTAGACGAGATCCTCGCCTACGAGCCTCCGACCTCGACGCCCGGCGACGGCGCCGCCCCCGGCTTCCTCTTCCTCGGCGAGGACGAGGAGGTCCCGGCCGGGACGAAGCCCGGGACGCTGATCTTCCGCTCTGCCGCGATCGTCGGCGAGCCCGAGCTCGGCCTCTCGATCGTCACGAGCGGCGCGGAGACCTTCACGGCCGAGGGCACTTCCTTCTCGATCGCCCGCCCGACGGGCCTCGCGGTCGGCGACCTCCTCCTCGTCGCCCTGACGCACCAGGCGTCGAGCACGACGACCGAGCCCTTCCTCGCGCCGAGCGGCTTCGTCCGCCTCTCGCAGGACTCGCAGTTCCCGACCCCCGACGGCTACCGTCCGACTGCGCTCTATGCTCTGCCGATCGTCGACGAGGCCACCCTCGCGGCGGCTCCGGCGACGATGGACTTCACCATGAAGCCCGAGTTCGGCTTCGGCCGCGCAGCCGCCGTCGCCTTCCGCGTGACCGGCGCCGACCTCGACGCACCGCTCGCAGGCTCGACCGGCTTCACGAGCGCCTCCTCGCCGACAACCGTCCCGCTGAAGCCGCTCACCTCCGAGACGGCCGACGGCGTCGAGCTCGCGCTCTTCGCCTCGCAGGCGACGGGCGGGCGGGTCCCCGACGTCTCGATCGACGGCATGACGCGCGAGTTCGTCGTGAACATGACCGCCGCCACGGGCTCGACGACCTCCCTCGTCGTCTTCTCCGCCCCGATGACGTCCACGGCGGCCCCGAGCCGCGCGGTCGTCTCCACGATCGACTGGGCGAATGCTGGCGCCGCCTCCGTCGCCCTCAGGCGGAAGGCGTGAGCGCCCTCACGGCCTGGACCGGCACCGAGGAGCTCTCCGTCTCCGGCGAGCTCCTCGACATCGGCGCCGTGAGCCGCGTCGAGCGCATCCCGAGCGGCTACGCGAGCGTCTCCGCCATGCTCGCGGGCGGGCCCTTCTACGTCGCCCACCGGGGCGGGTCGAAGAGCTACCCCGAGCACTCGCTCTACGCCTACACCGAGAGCGTCCGTCGCGGCGCTGGCGCCCTGGAGCTCTCCCTCGCCCACACGGTCGACGGGAAGTGGTTCGGCCAGCACGACCAAACGCTCGCCCGCACGGCAGTCGTCGACGTGAACCCGCAGACGCTCACGTGGGACGAGGTCCGGCGCATCCCGATCCGCGGCGCCCTCACCGGCACCGGCTCCGGCCCCGACCGGCCCCACATGCTCGCCGAGGAGCTGATCGCCGCCTACGGCGAGACGCACGTCCTGTTCCTCGACCCCAAATACGTGCAGCAGTCGCACCGAGCCGAGTTCTGGGACCTCGTCGAGAGCGTCCCCGACGCCCGCTCCCGTGTCGTCGTGAAGTATCACCAGTCGAACGTCTCGCTGGGCCGCGACGCCCGCTCCCGCGGCTTCACGTCGTGGGGCTACTTCTACGAAGGCGAGCTCGACGCGGATCTCGCGACGAACGCCGACGCCTGGAGCATCCTCGGCCTGGAGTACAGCGCTTCCGAGTCCGCCTGGGCCCGCGTGAAGGCGCTCGGAAAGCCCGTCATGGGCCATATCGCCCCGAACCTCGCCGCCGTCGAGACGGCCCTCTCGAAGGGCGCCGACGGCGTCATGGTCGCCGGAGTCGCCGACGGCGTCCCGGCCGCCGACACCACCGCCCACCTGTCCTAATCCCGAAGGGAGGTCCCGCTCATGGCACGAGGCACGATGCACCCGCCGAAGCCCGGCGCAGCCCGCCGCAACGCCCCGCAGCACGGCGAGACCACCCTCCGGGACGACGGAGTGGTCCGCGGCGTCGAGCTCGCGGGCGAGTGGTCCGACGAAACGCGCCACTGGCACGAGACCTGGAGGCGATCGCCTCAGGCTCAGCTCTTCCTCGCGACCGACTGGGGGCGCCTGGCGCTCCTGGCCCCGATCGTCGAGGCCTACTTCCGGCGCCCCTCGGCCGCCGCCCTATCCGAAATCCGCATGAACGAAGAGCGCCTCGGCGCGACCGTCGTCGACCGAATGCGCGCCCGAATGCGCGTCGTCGACGAGGAGCCCGACGACGCCCCCGCCGCGCGCGGGTCCAACGTCACGCCGATCTCGGCGAGCCGCGCCTCGATCCGCGCCCGCATGGCCGCCGACCCCGCCCCTGAGCCCGCCGAGCTGGCAGCCACGGGCACCGACGACGACCCCGCCCCGTTCTAGCCGCGAGGGCACCTCCTGAGAGGAGCCCTCATGTCCGACCACCTCCCCGGAGCGAGCTTCTACCGCGCCGTCCTGAGCGTCCAGCCCTTCCCGACCGACGGGAGCGTGAAGACGCTCGGCTTCGACGTCATCGAGTGGGTCGAGGGCTACCTCCTCCAGCCCGACGGCGACGACGCGGGCGAGCCCTTCCGCTTCTCGCGCGAGCAAATGACGTTCGTCCTGTGGTGGTATGCCCTCGACGGCGCCGGAGTCTTCCGCTACCGCCGCGCGATCCTCCGCCGCGCGAAGGGCTGGGGGAAGTCGCCCTTCCTCGGCGCCCTCGCCCTCGCAGAGCTCTGTGGGCCCGTCCGCTTCGGCGGCTGGGCGCCCGACGGCGAGCCCCTCGCGATCCCCCACCCGATGCCGTGGGTAGTGATCGCGGGCGTCTCCGAGACGCAGACGAAGAACACCCTCGACGCGATCCGCAGCATGGCGGAGGACTCGCTCCTCGTCGACGACTTCGGCCTCGACGTCGGCATGACCCGCCTCCTGATCCCCGGCGGCGGGCAGCTCGTCCCCGTGACGGCCTCGGCCAGCACGCAGGAGGGCGCCCGCCCGACGTTCGCGATCCTCGACGAGACGCACCACTGGACCGCCTCGAATGGCGGCCACAAGCTCGCGAAGGTGATCCGGCGCAACCTCGGCAAGGTCGACGGCCGCTCGATCGAGACCACGAACGCGCACGAGCCCGGCCAGGAGTCGACCGCCGAGAAGAGCTACAACGCATGGCGCGCGATCGTCGAGGGCCGCTCCCGCGCGGAGGGCATCCTCTACGACGCCCGCGAGGCCCCGGCCGAGATCGACCTCGCCGACGAGGCCGCAGTCCGCGAGGGCCTCCGGTGCGCGTACGGCGACAGCCATTGGGTGAACCTCGACCGCATCCTCGCCGAGGTCTACGACCCCGACACGCCCCCCGAGGAGGCCCGGCGCTTCTACCTGAATCAGATCGTCGCCGCGGCCGACGCATGGGTCGCCCCGCACGAGTGGCGAAAGAACCGCCGCGAGGAGCTCGCCCCGCTGAAGCTCGGCGAGCCCAACTCGAAGACGAAGCGCGGCGACATGGTCGCGCTCGGCTTCGACGGTTCCCTCACCGACGACTCGACCGCCCTCGTCGCCTCCCGGATCGACGACGGCGCCGCCTTCCTCCTCGCCATTTGGGAGAAGCCCGAAGGGCCGCAGGGCCAGGGCTGGGAGGTCCCGAAGGACCAAGTCCGCGACGCCGTCGCGCACGCCTTCGCGACCCTCGACGTCGTCGCGTTCTTCTCCGACGTCGCCTACTGGGAGACGGACGTCGACGCCTGGCGCGACGAGTACGCCGAGCGCCTCCTCGTGAAGGCGACCACGCGGCACGCCGTCGCCTGGGACATGCGCGGGCACCAGCAGGACACCGTGCGCGGCGTCGAGTCGCTTCACAGGGCGATCACCGACGGCGAGCTCCCCTGGTCTGAGCACGAGCTCATGGCCGGGCCCGCTCGCGGCCGTGACGCCGCGGCGATCCTGACCCGCCACATCGAAAACGCCCGCCGCCGCCCGAACCGCTGGGGCGTCGGCTTCGGCAAAGAGACCCGCGAGTCCCCGAAAAAGGTCGACGCCCTCGCGTCCCTGATCCTCGCCCGCATGGCACGCACGCGCGTGCTCTCCGACGGCGGCCTGAAGAAACGGCGCAAGCCGAAGGGCCGCGTCGCGGGCTTCTGACCCACCAACCCCCCTGGAGAAACCCTTGGCCCTCGACGCGATCCTCGCCGAGCGCCTGGACTCCGAGCTCCGACGCGACCTCCACCGCGACGGCCGCCTCGGCAAGGTCCGGCGCTACCTTAACGGCGACCACGACATGCCCTACATGCCCCGCGGGGCGAAGAGCGAATATCGACACCTCGCGAAGCGCAGCATCACGAACTGGACGCCGCTCCTGTCCGCGACCTACACGCGCGGGCTCTTCGTCGACGGCTACCGGCCCGCCCGAGCCGCGGACAACTCCGCCGCCTGGACCTACTGGCAGGCGAACCGGCTCGACGCCCGCCAGAACGTCGCCCACCGCGGCGCCCTGGAGTACGGCACGAGCTACACGTGCGTCCTGCCCGGCACCCTGGCGACGCGGCGCATGCCCGTCATGCAGCCCCTGTCGCCGCTCCGATCCGCGGCCTGGTATCAGGACCAGGACGACGAGTTCCCCGAGATCGGCTACCGGTCGAAGGGCGAGACGTCGGACGGTACGCGCCTGATCGAGCTCCTCGATAAAGACAGCGTCTACACCTTCGCTCGGCCGAAGGACGACGACCGCTGGAGGCTCTCGCGCACCGACGAGCACGGCCTCGGCGTGACGCCCTTCGTCCGCTTCCGCGAGCGGCTCGACGACGAGAGCCTCGGCGTGATCGTCCCCGCGATCACCCTCCAGGACCGTGTGAACGAGGTCGTCTTCTCGACCCTGATCGCCCTCCAGTACGCGAGTTTCCGCCAGCGCTGGGCGACCGGCCTCGCGATCCCGACCGAGCCCGTCCTCGACGAGAACGGCGACGAGACCGGCGAAGAGCGCCCGGTCGAGCCGTTCGAGTCCGCGGTGAATCGCCTTTGGGTCTCGGAAGACGCCGAGACCAAGTTCGGCGACTTCGCTCAGACCGAGCTCTCCGGGCACCACGCGACGTACGAGTCCACCGTGAAGACCCTCGCGGCGACCGCCGAGCTGTCCCCCGTCGTGATGATGGGCGACCTCGTCAACATCGGCGCCGACGCCCTGGCAGCCCTCCAGGACGGCCAGCAGCGCCGCACGAATGAGTACGAGACGAACTTCGGCGAGTCGTGGGAGTCGGCCTTCCGGCTGGCAGCTCACGCCGCGGGCGACTCCGCAGGCGCCGCAGACACGTCCGCCGAGGTCCGCTGGCGCGACACCGAGGCCCGATCGCTCGCCTCGACGGTCGACGCCCTCGGCAAGGTCGCGACGATGCTCGCCGTCCCCGTCGAGGCGCTCTGGGAGAAGATCCCCGGCGTCACCGACCAGGACGTCCTCCGGTGGAAGACGCTCCGGCAGTCCGACCCCCTCGCCGACATGGTCGCCGAGATCGGCCGCCAGGGCGCCGCCGCTGAGGCCGCCCTCACCCCGTCCGCCCCGGTCGCCCCCGCACCGGAGGCCGCAGCCTAGGAGGTGACGCCGTGAGTGATCTCGACGCCGTCGCACGCGCCCACATGGCGCAGCAGGTCCGCGAGGTCGCGCAGACGCAAGCGACCCTCGCCCGGCTCTGGGACCTGACGCTCGACCCCTCGGATATCGACGGATCGTTCGCCAGCTTTCAGGCCCGGGCGTCTGCGCTAATCAAGGGCGCCCGCTCGCGCGGCGAGCTCACGGCTCAGCAGTATTACCAGGCGCAAAAGGTCCTCGCAGGCTTCGCGACCCCGGCGCCCGTCGTCGGCCTACAGCCGACGCAGGAGCTCGCGAACCGGAACGCCCTCCACGCGACCAGCGTCGCGAAGGCGAAGGCCGCGATCGCTCGCGGCGAGCCCCCGGAGGTCGCCCTGAACGCCGCGAAAGCGGCCATGCTCCGATCCGCGAAGCGTCGCATCCTCGACGCCCCCCGCCGACGCCTAATCGCCCTCTCTGACGTGGACGACGACGCCCTCGGCTGGGCCCGCGTCTCCGACGCTCAGCCTTGCTACTTCTGCGCAATGCTCGTCAGCCGCGGCCCGGTCTACCGCGCCGGGACGGCCCGCTTCCCCGCACATGACGGGTGCGGATGCTCGGCGCGCCCCGTCATGCAGGGCGACCCGACCGGCGGCTGGAGCCCCGACGCCCGCGCCCTCCGCGACCTCTGGGACAAGCCCGGCGAGGACGGCCACCGCGGCTCCTATGACTGGCGCCGCACCTACGGCCTCGCCCGCGCCGATCCGAAGTCCGACCTCAACGCCGCGACCGTCTCGACTTTGACGCTCGCGGCGTGACCCCGACCGAACAGGAGCACTTTTGACTCATTCCCCCCTCACCAACCAGATCCGCCTTTCGGCGCAGAGCTCGCCCCGCGAGGGCACGAAGATCGACAGCGTTATCCTGCACCACCAGGCAGGCACGAACGACGACTCCGTGATCTCCTCCATGCAGCGCGGTACCCGCCAGGTGAGCAGCAACTACACCGTGAATAGCGCAGGCCGCATCACGTGCGTAGTCGACGAGGACCGCCGCGCCTGGACGTCCGGCTCCCGGACCGACGGCGGCCGAGGCGCCGCCTGGGATCGACGCTCGATCACCGTCGAGGTCGAGAACAGCGCCGGTGCCCCCGCGTGGCCGATCTCGCCCGAGGCAGCCGAGGCCGTCGCCCGGCTCCTCGCGGACGTGCACATTCGCTACGGCGTGCCGCTGAACCGCGATCGCGTCGTCGGGCACCGTGAACTCTGGTCGCGTCACCGCGCGAGCTACGCCACCGCGTGCCCCGGCGGGATGCCCCTGGACGCGATCGTCGACCGGGCGCGCGCGATCGTCTCGGCGGGCAGCTCCACGGCTCCCGCAGCGGCGCCGAAGCCCGTCGCCTTCGCCCCGCCCTTCCCGCTCCCCGCCGGGGCCTACTTCGGCCCGAAGAGCGGCCCTGTCGCCAGCGTCTCCGGCTACTTCTCGCACCGCGAGGACGCCCGAGTCGCTCAGCGCCGGATGCAGGCCCGCGGCTACACCTTCCCGCGCTTCGGGATCGACGGCCTCTACGGCGACGAGTGGGCGG